GTCCGCGCTGGTCCCGGAGATTGAGGATATCTCGGAAATGTTGTTATTCAGTGCGCCCAGGAACTCCTGCAGGATCTTGGTCTTGTCCTGCTTCAGGTCAATCCCGGCCAGGTCGTTGGCGATCTTCTGGACATCCTCGCCGACAGTGCTGGTTTTAATGCTTTCCAGAACGCCGACCAGTTCCCGGGCCTTTTCCGCGGTGGAATTGATGCTGGCCAGCTTATCCTCTGTCTTGACGTCGATATCGTTAAACTCGTCAATCACGGTCCGGGAAGGCTGAGCTGTCAGTTTGCTCAGCATATCCGCCAGTCCGCTGGTAACGCTTTCCACCACCGGCAGCAGCACCTGTCCGAGGCTTGTTTTGATCGTGTCCACGGAAGCTTCGATCCGGCGCTGCGCGTTGGCAAAGCCGTCCGACGTCCTGGCGAAGTCTCCCTGCGCGTCGGCGGTGGCCTGCATCAGGTACTGGTACCGCAGCATGGTCTGTTCGCCCTGGCTCATCTCGTTGAAGGTTTTCCCGAGACCCTTGCTCAGCGCGTAGGCTTCCAGGTTGGCCACGGACATATTCACGCCCAGCTGCTTCAGGGGCTCGGTTTCTCCGGAAATGCCGGATCGGATCTTCTGAAACGCGGTTTCGAAGTCCAGGTTGTAGAAGGAAGCCATATCTGCGGCAAGTCCGGCCAGATCGGTGGACATGCTCACGATTTCATCTCCGCTCATGCCGGCGGATTTCATCATGGCGCCCAGGGTGGAAGTGAACTGCTTGGCCTTGGTTTCTGTCAGACCGAATTGTGCCCCAGCCTTCTTGGCCCAGCTTTCGATCTGAGCAGCGTTATCCCCGAAGGTGACGTCCACAACGTTCTGGACTTCCGCCAGGTCGGACGCGGCATCCACAGCCGCCTTGCCGATGTCCAGCAGGGCTTTGCCGATTCCGGCAGCGGAGATTCCGGCCGCGATCTTTTTCGCCATGCCGGTGAAGGAGCTTTCGATCCCGGACGTGCTGTTCTGAGCGCTGTCCTCCCATTTTCCGGACTCTCGCCGAATTGCTTCGGTTACATCCTTTACGCTGGCGATTGCGCTTTTGCCGTCCGCGGAGATTTCGAATACAATCTGTCCGTCAGCTGCCATCTTCCACACCTGCCTTTATCCCGGTCTCTTTTGTTGACTGTGCAGCGTTCTCCTGAGCCGCCCTGTTGTTTTCCTCCCGGATGATCATTCCCATCAGCCCGGAGAAGATCCTGCCCACGTCCGCTTCGTACTTCTTCGCCTGTTCTTCCTCTGTCAGATGCAGTGCCACATCTGCTTTGGCCTTCATCAGCCACTGTCGCTCCTTCGCGTTCCATTTGGTCGCATCCGGCATGGGGCGAACGCGGATCCCGATGACTTCCGCGTATCGGTTTCCTTCCGGGATGTTCTGCAACAGCTCGGAGAACTCAATCCAGTGCAGCCTGTCCCGGAACAGGTCGATGCCGTAGGCCTGCCGGAACGCGGTCCGGATCAGGCCGGCGTCCTGCTCGAAGCTGGTTACCTTCTTTTCGTCTCCGGAGGGCTTCCGCTCGAACAGAAGATTTCGCAATGCCTCCATGACGCGGTGAACGTTCCGGGGCCGTTTGGTCAGGCATCTCAGGGCCCGCCATTCCCGAGCCTCCGGCAGCAGGTCGTTTCGCTGCAGTTCGTTCATCATCCGCAGCACATTCCGGAAATCCAGATCCAGCCGGTAGAACCGCCCGTCCACCGTAACCCCCTCCGGAAGTGAATCCTGCAGTTTCATGCCACCGGCCCCTTCGTCTGAGCCTGGATAATCAGTCCGCTCAGATAGTCCTGGAAATACTTTCCGCACGCGGTCATAACGATCAGTGGATCACCGTAGAAATCCATCAGCGCCGCGGCCTGTTCCTTTCCGAAAATGCTTTCCGCGAAGAAAAGAACGGCTTCCCGCTGTTCTTCCTCGCTGCTCTGATCGTTCAGAGCGCTCAGCCGTGCCTGCGCCTTATTCAGGTTAACCACCATGACGGACGGATCCCCGCTGACCTTCAGCGTCAGGGTGTCTTCCGCGTTCCGGAAGAACGCCGTGTCCCGGACGGGATAGGGGTCAATCTCATGTATGTGCCGCTTTTTCGGCCGTCGAAATGAAAAACTCATGTGGCTTGCGTCCTCCTTCGGTCTGGGTCGTTTTCATACAATGGAAAAAGGGAGGGGAGAAACAATCCCCTCCCGCGGTTGTTTTCGATCAGGCTGCATCCGTCACGGTGGGCTTGCCGTTGAAGCGGATGGTGCACCCGAAGGCGTTCACATCCAACGCCTGCCCGCCGAAGCTGGTGATCGCGCCGATGGTGCAGTCGCAGATGATCTGCTTCCCCTCGGCAATGATCTTCACGGAGCTGTTCCGGGCGCTGCCCAGCGCGAACTGCTTGCTCGCGATGTAGTCCTGCGCGGCATCGCCGACGATCCGCCGGCCGGTCACGGTCAGCTCCGGCGCGGCGCCGGTCGTCTCATTGTTGGCGAAGCCCTCTCCGCACAGGAAGAAGAACTGCTGATTCTGCTCGTTCTCGTTGAACTCCATTCCCTCGATGCCCTTGCAGAGCTTGGAATAGGTCCAGGTGCCGGCAGCTCCGCCGCTTCCTTCGGTGTATTCGGTGCCGATGTAGAGTTCATTGACCCAGTTCGCATTCATACTGATCCATCGTCCTTTCTGTAAAGTTTAATTATCAGACTGGAAGCCATAATCCACTCGTTGCTGTCTTCCCGCCCGATGATCTGCGGAATGGTTCCGCCGGTAATATCCACGATCTCCCACCCGTTTCCGTCCGGGTATTCCTTCCGGCGCGTCAGGGTGTCATAGATTTGGTCCATGGCGTCGGACAGTGTCTGCAGGTTGCTGTGTTTCCCGTTGAGGGTCAGATCCAGAGGGATGAAGCTGTTCTTGTCCATAAAGACCGCTTCCGGAACAGAAGGCGCGATTTCGCACACCAGTCCGGCTCCGGTCCCCAGCGCTCCCCGGGTAATTGAGGAGTATAGCCCCATGCCGTTGATCAGGTCCATCACCGCTTCCACAGCGGCGTTGATTGCGCTCATGCCTCACACCGTCCTTTACGATTTCAGGTTCATTTCCAGCAGGCGCTGAGCCTGTCTGGTCCATTTCCCCGTGTGCCGGATCCGGGCGTGTTCGCACCATCTCCAGACGGCTCCGGGGTTTACGTCCTTATGTGCGGTCCGGATTTCCCAGTACTGCCGCCGGGCGTAAGGTGTCTTCCAGATCAGTTTCCCTTCCTTCGGCCTGGAATGGATCAGGCTGGAAGCGATCAGCGCGCCGGATTCTTCCTTGCAGTACTGGTTACAGTCGTTCAGAATCTCTTCCGACAGCACTTCCAGTCCCTTCTGGAAAGCGCCTTCCACTTTTGCGGCGACCGCGCTTTCGCTGATATGAATTTTCACGGGCATGCTCCTGCCTCCTTCCTGCTCCGCTCCGAAGCCGAAACCGGAAATCTCCGAAGGCTTCCGATACGCTTTCCGGGCTTTTTGATACGCTTTCCGGCGTTTTGCTACACCAGGGCAATTTCCCAGTGGTGAAACTGGTCCGTATCGTCCCGCAGCGCGTCGGCCGCCATCACGGTGTATTCCGTATCGCGTACGGTGACACGCATGTCTCCGCCCATCTCATGTGCTGACCGCAGCAGTTCATCCCACGCGAGATCGGGGGTTGATCGCCGCCGATCGGCAAAGAGGATGGATCGGAGCACGCAGTCCGTGTTGTTCTCGGTTTTCCGGATCTCGCTGGTGGGCTGGAGGTGAACCTTCGTCACGGTGTATTCCGTGTAGGTCTGGTTCTGGTACCGGTCCAGCCCGCTGCAGACCTTGACGGTGGCGGTGCTTCTCATGATTCTGGCCGGGATCGGCTTCAGCATGTTTACCACCACCCTTCGCAGCTTTCCACCTGCGGATTCATCAGCCCCGACTGTTCCAGATACATCAGGGCCATAGGCGCGATGGCGGAGCGCATGGAAGCGCCGGCCGCCGCGGTCGCCCTGGCCTGTACGGAAACCTTCCCGACGGTGAACCCGCCGCCGCCGGCATCCGCCAGAATCTCGGAGCCGTTGACGGCGAGAAAATCCACCTGGGCGCATACGGCCTTGCGGTACAGTGTCCGGCTGAATTCCGCCAGGTTTCCGAGATTATCGCCGTTCACGCGCCATCGCGTCATTGCGCCGATGATATCCTCAGCGCGGGCGCGAAGCGCCGGGAAGGAGGCCTCGTCGGCCTCCGTTCCCCCGTAGGTTTCCGTGTAATACGTATAGTCTACGATCGCGCTCATTGTGTCACCTCATCAGGCCTTGACCACCAGGGTGGTGTTGCCGCCGGCCACGACGAATCCGGTCTGCTTGTTCACCAGCGCCACGGTAATGTACTTACCGGCGGTCTGGCTCGCCAGCGTCGCGGGGTTCTTGGTCATCTCGACCCAGGTCTTGGCGGCAGGCGGCACTGCGCCGTAGGTCAGCGATACGGCGGCGCTTTCACCGGTGCAGTACACCAGCTTCAGGCCTTCCTGCAGGGTGCCGTCGCTCCAGATACCCTTGCCGGCAACGGTGATGACGCTGTCGCCGTCATCCTCGGTTCCGGCTACACTGCTGACAGTCAGGCTGCCCAGAGAGGGAGCCGC